GCATGACAATATATTTGAGCGAGGTGTAGTATGGGTGCTTATGATGATGGGGGAATGACTAAAGCAAGGCAGGCAGCAGAACAGGCAGCAAATAAAAAATTGCTTGCTCAAGCAGAAGCACTTCTTGCAAAGCAAAAGGCTACACTAGCGGCTTATGAAAAACAACAGGCCGAGGCTAAGGCAATCTTAGAGGCAGATAAAATAGCACAAAGAGAACAAAAGTTAGCAGATATGAAATCTGCTCGTGAAGCAATTTTAAAAGAAAAATCTGATGCTCGAGCAGATGCTCGTGCTGCTGAAAAAGCCGCAGCCGCAGCCGCAAAAGTTTCAGCCCCAAGCAGCACTGGAGGAAGTGGTAGTTCATTTACAACAAGTACATATACACAACCACAACCAACCCCAACTCCAGCAACCCCTGCAACTGTATCTCCAGCAGTAGTTGCAGCAGTAGTTGCTCCACCAGTTAAGACTGCCCCAATAGATACAGTTTTATTTAATGATGAACAAGTTCCAATTGAGGTTATGAGTGATCTTATATTTGAAGATATTGGTGGCCACGAGTTAATTAACATTGCTCGAAATGATATTATTAATGGTCAAGACATATCCTATCAACCAATTAAAAATTTAACATCTTTACAACAGCAGTATAACCCAAATAATATTTTAAGTGTTCAGTCTACATCAGATAAGTATTTTTCTAACTTTGCTATCAAACTAGAAAATAAGACTCCAAATGTTGGTAATGGCCCTTTTGGATCAAATGTCTACATTGACCCACTTACTGGCAATATGGTTATTGATGCTATTAATCTTGAGACTGATGAGCAAATTGAGATAGAAATCACTCTAAGTGGTACAATATATGAAGCGGATTTAACTGGGAGCGAATCATGATTACTAATACTGGCAAGTCTATTATTGGCAAATACCTGCTTGGACAGGCTCCAGCATATGCCTCATACCTTGCAATCGGCTGTGGGCCTACCCCATTGGCTACTGGAGATACTCCAGCAAACTTCTCTACAAAACAAAACCTAGACTTTGAGATGTTTCGCATTCCCATTTCTTCCAGGGGATTTGTAAATGAAGAAGGAGTATCAAAGATAGTCCTAACAGCAGAACTTCCAACAGAAGAAAGATATGAGATTAGCGAAGTTGGTATTTATTCAGCAGGTTCTAATCCATCTGCAGGAGCATATGATAGCAAGACTGTGTTTGCATTTACAACTGGTGAGAACTGGCAACATCACACAGCCGTAGCAGCAACTGCAATTGATACTGTTTCTGCCCCACTTGATGATCCAGAAGATAATAATATTATTGCCATTGCAGATCCTGTATTTCAAACAAATGCAGATAACGCTATTTTTTATAAACCATCCCGTGCAGACAGATATGAAAGATGCAGATTCTTAAATAATACAATTTTAATGCAAGGTGATGATGCAGATCTTACAATAAGCGAAGACAGTGGCCCAACGCAAGATCATTTTGTTGTTGAGGCTGGATCAAACCATATACATTTAACTGGAGCAAATGTAGACTTTACAAGAAACTCTCCAATTGATGAACTTAGATTAGCATTTTCTTTAATTAGTAAAGATGGAGATTCTGTCTCAGTTCCAGATACAGTTAGAATTCTTGTTGATTTTTCTTCTACAGATGCAGGTACTGGAGAATTTGCAAGGTTTGAAGCAGAATTAACAAATGGTGTAGGTGCTGGAGAATATGACTTTACAACCAATAGATATTTTGTTGTATCAAAGCAACTTCAAGAACTTTACACAACAGCAAACTTTACATGGAATGCTGTTACTGTCGTAAAAATCTACGCTTGTGTTATAGATGCAGGTGTGCCTTCAGAAGATTACTATATTGGTCTTGATGCTATTAGACTTGAGAATATTGCAACGGTTAATCCAATCTATGGACTAACGGGATATTCAATCATTCAGAATGCTGATGCAGAGACAGTAGTTAAGTCTCCCAATACAAGTAACTATGTAGAATTTAGATTCTCAATTGGTGTTACATAATGGCTGTCGATCCTGGAATTAAAAAGGCTAAGATTCCTGTCAATGAACTTCCTCCGATAAGCAGCGAAACTGAAGGGTATAGCCTAAGATACAGAGTTATATCAGAAGATAAAAACCGTGTATCACATTGGTCACCTTTATACCTTGTTAAGCCACAGTATAAATATGTTCCAGGGTCCATTAAGTTTGCATCTGCTAATCAAGTTGCAAGTATAACTTGGGACTCAGTAACTGTTTTAAAAGATACCGTAACTATTCAAGAAATTAATAATAAGGCTCTTAATACAGACATTGCTACACTGACAACTTCTGGAGCACACTACATGAAGGTTGGTGATTGGGTTACCGTATCTGGAGTAGACGCTACGTTTAATGGAACATATGAACTATCCGCAGTTACTGCAAATACATTTAGTTATTATAAAGATAGTGGAAATGTTGCCTCTGTAGCCGTTAGTCCATTAGGAACATATAAAAGAAATTCTGTAATTCAAAAAGCAAAAGAATATGACATTTGGGTTCGTTGGGACAGAAATGATGGTGGTGACTGGTTGTATAAACAAAGAATTGAAGGAACAAATATTTCTTTTCCACATCAATCTATTTACACAATAAATGGTGTCGTTCAAGCATCTGCCCCTAACAGACTTAGTATTGAAATATTCTTAAAAGGATATCCAATAACAAGAGGGGACGGAGTTCCTTTAGCAGCAGGAACACCATTCTTAAAGGTTTATAGGTTGCTAAATGAGACCATCTAGTGATATAATGGATATATATGGCTAAAGTACCGCTTCCAGAACGAGGTCAACCCCTAGACGTTACATACGTTTACCAGTTGGCTAATGCAATTAATGACCTGTCAACACAGGTATCTTCTGCAACCTATAACTATACAACTGTAGACACTATTAGTGCAGGAAAACAAAGCATTAAAACATCCGAGGCTCGTATGATCGGTGGCTATGTTGAAGTAGCAAATAACAGTACAGTGACAGCATCATCCGAAAAAACATTCGCTTATGATTTTCCAAGCGATTTTAAGTATCAACCAATAGTAACTGCAACTGCAGTCAATATCGGAAACACTCCTGCTGGACAAAATGTAAATGTTATTTTAAAGACAGTTACTACATCAAGAGTAGAAGGCATTGTTAGATTTGGTGCATCTGGAGATCTCTCCCTTGCAGTAAATTTGATTGTTATTGGTATTCCAAACTAAACAAGGTGGGTTATGATTATTTGCAAGAAATGCAAAGGTCGTATGTTTGTTGATAGACAATATACAACTAGTGAGCATTTAGAAACTTTTTGTGTGCTATGTGGCTCACGTACTTTTTTTCACCCGCCTTCAGAAAGTGAGCAAGGTCGATGGATACTGCAAAAGGAAAAATCCAGAGCCAGCAATACAATAACGAGCCTGTAATAAAAGGAAACCAGAAGGTCTGGTTTTTAAACGGGGATCTCGTAAGGCTGTATCACAGTTCACGTTCTACTGGAATGGTAACTGTTTATAATATTAACAAAGATAGAATTGAAACATGTCTTCGTTCTGACTTTAGAAAAAATAGACAAAGGGCATACACTATAGCAGAAACTGCAATACTTGTCAATAGGCATCGCAAGTATATGCCAAGTTTAATTAAACGAGGAGTCATACCTCCTCCAGTTGGTTCAAGCATTGGTGGAAAAACTGGTTTTCAAATTAGGGCTTATTACTCAGAAGATCACGTTAGAGATATCCGTGCTATACTTGCAAGTATACATATTGGGCAACCAAGAAAAGATGGTTTAATAACAAACAATATGACTCCTACTAACCAAGAATTGACACGGCGCATGGGAGACGGTATACTTACATATACGAAGACTGAAGATGGAAGATTTATTCCAGTTTGGTCTGAAAGTATTTAAAACTATGAAATGGGTGGGGTAATGGAAAACGATTCAACAAAGGTAAACGTAACGCTTGGATACACTCTCAATCTGGGTAACTTCCAGTCACTGAGACTTGATCTGGGTATCGTTGATGGTAAGCGTGAGGGTGAAACTACAGACCAGGCATTTGAACGTGTCTATAAGTTTGTAGAAGATAAACTTACAGAGAAGATTAAAGAAGCACAAGAAGAGGCTGCTGAAGGTTAAACATGGCTGATCGCAAAGACCGAATGGCTTTGCTCAGTAGGTATAGCAAACTGCATACTGCCAAGTATGAGCAAAAGCCATCTCTTAATCTAAATGTTGAGCAGTGGGCTTCTGATGCTTTAGTAGAGTCATATGGCATTGTTCAATGCTATGAACTACTTGAGTACTACTTCAGTGTTGCACAAGAACCATCTTGGAATTATTTTGCATACAATGCAGAAAAGATTCTTAATGGAAAGAAAGATTATCTATCAGATTTAGAAGAGCGCAAAGAGCGCAGGGCGTTAGCGAGGAAGTGGCTTAGTGAATAATACAGAGGCAAGAGTAATCTCAGCACTATTACAAGACAAGCAGATGCATGTTTTGTTGCAGGCAAATGTTGAGAACCTTCTTAGAACGCATACAGATGTTTGGAACTTTATACGCCTATACTTTGACAACAATGGTACTGTTCCACCAGCCTCACTTGTTGTAGAAAAGTTTAGAGACTTCCAGCCAGTTGATGGTGTTGGTGCTACAAAACATCATCTAGAAGAGTTGCAGACAGAATACCTAAATGATAGCCTCAAAGACATTCTTCGATCTGCTGCGGGAGAAGTACAAGGCGGCGAGGGTACAAAGGCACTAGATGAACTAATTACTAAGACTTCAGAGTTAAAGAAGAATACATCTGCTATCCGTGATATTGATGCTACAGATTTAGATTCAGCAGTAGCGTACTACGAGAATGTTCAGAAGATGAAAGAGACTGGTCAGGTTGGCATTAAAACTAATCTTCCAGGGTTTGACAACTATCTACCTTCTGGAATTATGCCAGGTCAACTAGGAGTATTCTTAGCCTATCCTGGTATTGGTAAGTCG